CAGAAAATGCGTAAAATTCTAGGACTTGTTTTAATTCCTTTTTTTACAGCAATATTTGTATTTGACCGATTCCTATTAGTCTTTTTGATATGGTTAGAACAGCCAAAAATAAAAGCATGGTTTACGGGACAAAAAGAAATGACCTCTTCATTCGTCAGGGTGATATCATTCACGTTGATTTACGGCATTTATTCATTAATAAAATGGTTGTTTTGAGAGATTACTACGAAATCAGCGGAAGCGCAGAACGAAAAATGCCTGAAGAATACGATAATTGTATTTTAGGATATGACCTTTCAAGTGATTTACCGATATATTCAGTAAAAAAGATTGTTAAGTTGATACAGCGAGAGGGAATTGATTACTTTGAGGCAATAGATTTATTCAATCAAACATACGGATGTGGAAATTTGGGAGCAAATGAGCCTATTTACTGCATGGACTTAGACGATTAAAACACGAAGAAATGAAATACAGTAAGCAATTAACACAATGGCAACGCAAATTAAGCTGGGGAAAATTCATGAGAGTATCTTTAGAGCTACGTTTATATTTATTCAATAACAGATTTGAAACATTCTGCAAAAACACGTATAAAAGATGAAATTATTTAAGAAATTACGCTCAAAGTTATGCGTTAAGCTAATGAGTAAAGCACAGAAAGAAATGATAAGCCTTTCAGCACAGTTAACAGTCGATTACACGCAAAATAGAAAGTTCAGACGTGAAATGGATACACTAGGATTTGGAAAGCACATAAGAGACGCAATAAAAGCATGGGACTAAAGGAAAAACCTAAGGGACTTGGTGACACAGTAGAGAATATCCTCGAAGCAACTGGAATTGTTAAAGTGGTTAAAAGCGTTATTAAAACGTGTAATTGCACTAAAAAAAAGGATTATTTAAATAGGGTTGTTCCTTACAAAAACACGAAAAAATGATAACACAAAAAGTAACTATAAAGGAAGTAATACCGAATAAATCAAATCCAAGAATTATTAAGGATGATAAATTCAAAAAATTAGTTCAATCAATAAAAGATTTTCCTCAGATGTTGGAAATACGTCCAATTGTAGTAGACGAGAACAATATTATATTAGGCGGAAATATGCGTTTTAAAGCATGTATTGAGGCTGGGTTAAAGGAAGTGTTTATAATCAAAGCAAACGACCTCACAGAGGAACAAAAACACGAATTTATTGTAAAAGATAACGTAGGTTTTGGAGAATGGGATTGGGATATATTAGCGAATGAATGGGATACCGAAAAATTACAAGATTGGGGATTGGATTTACCGATTTACGATAATATAGATTATTCAGGAAAAAACGAGGAAATTGATATTGATAATTTAGATTCAGAAATGATTTTAAAATTAAAATATACTGAATACGAATATAATTTAGTAAGGGAGCAATTAAGTAAAATTGCGTCAACTCCTGAACAAGCAATATGGAAACTATTAGGCAATGAGTAAACATAAATTTCCATACAAATGGTATTTAAAAGACGGATACCCTGAAAAAAACGGATTAAAAGTATTCGGAACATTTATTTGTGGTGGTGGCTCAACAATGGGTTATAAGTTAGCAGGATTTGACCATTTAGGAGGGGTTGAAATTGACCCACCAATTGCAGATGTTTATAAAACAAACCACGATCCAAAATATTTATTTATTGAGGATATTCGAGAATTTGCCAAAAGAACGGATTTTCCAGAAGATTTATACAACCTTGATATTTTAGACGGTTCGCCTCCATGCAGTAGTTTTAGTATGGCTGGTAATCGTGAAAAGGACTGGGGCAAAACAAAAGTATTTAGGGAGGGACAAGCAGAACAAAGATTGGACGATTTATTTTTTGATTACATAACACTTGCAAAAAAGTTACAGCCAAAAGTTGTTATCGCTGAAAATGTAAAAGGATTAATTCAGGGCAACGCAAAAGCATACGTACACCGAATAAAAAAAGAATTTGAAGAGGCTGGATATAAAGTTCAACTATTTTTATTAAATGCCGCATCAATGGGCGTGCCTCAAAAACGCGAAAGAGTATTTTTTATTTGTCAAAGGAATGATTTGAACTTTCCTAAATTAGAATTAAAGTTTAATGAAGAGGCAATACCATTTGGAATTATACGAAATAAAGAAAATAAAAGTCAAGATAAACAAACTACTGTAAAAGCTCAATTATGGCATAAAGTAAGTAAAGGAGAAGGGTTTTCAAAACACCATCCAAAAGGTAGTTTTTTTAATGATTATAAATTAAATGAAAATACAATAATACCAACGTTAACAGCTGATCCAAGTCATGGAAGTTGGGATTATGAAAATTGTAGAATGTTAGATAAATTAGAGCTTTGTCAATGTGGAACATATCCACTTGATTACAACTTTAAAAAAATTGAGCCAAAGTATTTAATCGGTATGAGTGTTCCCCCGGTAATGACCGCACAAATTGCAACTGAAATTTATAATCAATGGTTTAAATAATAAGAAACAAATAAGAAAAATGGCTAACGAAGAAAATTTAATTCCCGTTCAATTAGGCGAAGTTAGAAACCCAAACGGCAGACCAAAAGGCGCAAAGAATCGCAGTACAATAGCACGCAAATGGCTTGAAGTAAATCAGTCGCTTAAAAACCCATTGACGGGTGAGAATGAAACGATGAGTCAAGAGGATTTAATGACCTTAGCACTGATAAAAAAGGCTAGGGATGGAGACACAAACGCGTACAAAGCATTAATGGATTCAGGTTATGGCGCACCCGTTCAACAGATAGAGCAAACAAATACCGAAATAGACCTATCAGACCTCACAACAGACGAATTAAGGGACTTATTAAAGGAAGATGAATGAACGTAAGGAATACGCTAAACGAATGCTTAGAAATGAGCTTTCAAGACGTTCACTGTGGGAGTTTTGTTTGGCTTATGACCGTACTTTTTTCGTAAACAGACCATTCTTAAAAGAAATAGCGGATGCTTTCCAAGAAATTGAAGAGAAAACAATCAAAAGTCTAAGCGTTTCAATGCCTCCAAGAGCAGGTAAATCGTATATCACTTCGTTATTCTGCGCATGGACAATCGGAAAAAATCCGACTAAGAGTGTAATGCGTAACACTTGTACGGCTACTTTGTTCTTAAAGTTCAGTTATGATGTGAGAGCAATCGTTAAGAGTGATAAATACCGTTCAATATTTCCCAATGTAAGCCTATCAGATGATAAATCGAACCTACAAGGATGGAATACCAATACAAGTAAGCAAGTAGGGTATTTTGGAGCTGGAGTTGGTGGTACAATTATCGGCTTTGGAGCAAGTAACGTTGCAATCACGGATGACCTTTATAGAGGTATTGAGGACGCATTGTCCGACACTGTTAACGACCGTATCAATCAATGGAAGGAATCAACACACGATAGTAGGTTTGAAAGCGGTTGCGCAAGGATTGATATAGGTACACGTTGGAGTTTAAACGATGTAATTGGGCGTAATATTGAGTCAAAGATATACGATAAATCGATTATTGTGAGTGCGATGAATGATCAAGGGGAATCATTTTGTGAGGATGTATTGACAACAGCTGAATATATCGAAAAAAAGAAGCGAACAGCGCCTGAAATATGGGAGGCTGAATATCAACAACAGCCCGTTGACATGAAAGGTAGGTTATTTCATGACCTCAATTTCTTGACTAAAGAGGAATTCGCAGAAATAAACAAAATTAACCCTATTGAAGGTTGTATTGGCTACGTGGACGTATCAGACCAAGGTACTGATTACACGTCTGTTGCAATTTGCGCTGTAATTAAGAAACAGCTGTTTATTGTGGACTATTTAATGACAAGGGATAACACCGATATAACGATCCCTCAAACCGCTGCATTATTAAACAAATGGAAGGTGACATATTGTAGGGTTGAGAGCAATTCAATGGGTGCGATGTTCAGCCGTCAACTCCAAACGCAGACAAAAACACGAATACTACAGGTACACAACACGCAAAACAAGATAACGCGTATAATAATGAGTTCAGCACACGTCATGAATTCAATGATATTTGTGCGTAATGGGGACAATCAAAGCGAATTATTTATACAAAATGTACTTAGTTTTAGTAAGGAGGGTAAGAATAAAAACGATGACGCTCCAGATTGTTTGGCTGGATTAAGTATTTTTGTACAATCAATGTTTAAAAATTTATCGTAACTTTGCTTAAATTCTAATCAAAACAGAATGGAGATTAACTTTTGGGATTCTTTTTTTGGAGTCAATTCAGGACAACAAAACAGATTTATAAATCAATTTAACCGCCTTAGACCTATACAAAATCAGGTTTGGGGAGTTAAGAACGCAATATGGATTGACACAAATAACGCATGGGAGTGGTTTTTAACGATACCAGAGTTCAGAGCCGTTATCGACAAGAGAGCGTCAATGATGAGTTCAAACATCCCAAAATTATATGACAAGGATAACGTTCAAATAACGGATCATTGGTTTTTAGACATGGTTAATCGACCAAATCCAGTACAAAGTTGGTCAGATGTTGTTTATTCTTTGTCAGTTAATGATGCACTTTATTCAAATGCGTTCGGTTATTGCCCGTTAAGAGCGTTCAACCAACGCAATTTGTTTGTTCCATTGCCTAGTAATAAGATTCAGATAATGACTAGCGGAAAAACGCTTAAGC